ATTGAAAGCACAACTTTATATTTTCAAAGCGTTAAAGCAAAAGTATCGCGGTGGGATGAGCATTTTCCAAAGCGGTTGCCTAGTATTCGATTATTCGACAAACAACTGCATTTAGATTACCCATTGACGCAACAACAAATAGACTTGTATGGTCACAAATATTGCTACACCTATAAAAAGCATTCAACCGCGCATCGCATTACGCCTGAGACATTTGCAACGTCGCCGATTACTAGAATTGACGTACTGTTTTTACGCACCCATGCCGAGATGATGAAGGAATTAATCCTGCGCGACGCGGCAAAACCCGTATCCATTCGGATCGGCGTGGATGCCAGTGTCAGCGATAAAACTGATAATCCAACAGCATTGTATGTCTGGTTGATGAAAGAGTTTGAGCGGGCGATGTTTGACGAATTTTCACAAATTGATGCTGTCCCATTGGTGCGTCATGCTTATCGAAATTAACGAGCAACTCAATCGGTTAGTGCAACAAATCATCGCATCGGTGGAGTCAACAGAATTAGATCGGCTATTATCGCAAGGTCGTGATTTAGATAGCATTGTTAGGCATGAATTGCAGAAACGAGTGGTGAGGCGCAATTTTAAAGAATTTGCCCAAGAAAACCAAAAAGAGATTGAGAAAGGCGTGTTCATTGTCATGTTTGCTGGAGTGCAAAACCCAATGAATGAAGCAACTTACAAAATCAATATTATTTGCAGACAATGGGTCGGCGAACATCCGGAAGATGGACAGATTGAATACGTTGAATTTCAGATGGTTGAAGACATAAAAAGGGGCTTGCTGTTTAACGACAGGTTGGCAACGCAGCATCCTACAGAAAAATTATATTTAGAAATGTTTATGCCTGATTTCAATGCGACAGAAACCGTGCTTGAAATTGTGAATATCGTTTGTAGTCAGCAAATCTATGTACCTTATGCGATGGCGTGGTTAGAGTGTCAATTCAATGAGTTAAATTTTGAACGGAGTCGGTCATGAAGAAAATTTGGCTGTGGTTGGCGAACTTGTTTGGTGTCTCAACTCAAGATTTGATTGATCTTGCTATCGACAAGGTGTTTACGCCGGCGGTGCGAACAGAATTAACGCAGATTATTATTGCGGTTGCGAAACAAGGTTTAAGCGGGGATCAAAAGAAGCAGTTAGTGATTGAACATATTATGAATTCTCGTGACGAGATTGCTACCAATGTTAAAAAATTAGGGCTTGAAGTCCTCAGTATGGGCATCAATCAATTGGTTGATTATCTGCAAATACAAGGCGTTATCCCTCATACCGGCATCAACAAGGAGGTTGGGAATGTGTAGCGACAATACAGTAATCCAGATTACAGTCAATGCCACAACGCTAGATGTGATTCAGTTTGACGATGATCACAAAGATGATGTATCCGAATTCTGTAGTGCATTTGAAGTGGCATGTACCGATGAACAGGGTGCGCATTGGGTGCAGTTAAATCAAGAAATAGTGGACGAGGCAATGGCTGAGTATTTGATTTTGAATAAATTAGACAGTGGCATGACATTACTGCCAGTGTCTGCGTTACAAACATGGTTGTCTGATCGTATCGGACAAGAAATCTGCGTTAAGTTTAAGGAGTAAGTGATGTCAGCAGCAAAAGTAGTGCATCCTATTTTTACCGGCAAGGCGTATATGGCGACGTGGGTGGACGGTCAATTCCCAGCACACGACCAATATCATTATGTGGGATTGTGTAGCAAGGGCGAATTCACCATTGCAGACCAAAAGATTGAATTGGCTGACACTGAATCCGTCACCGGTGGCATTGCCGACAGTCATATACAGGTTAAATCAGTCGGGTTAAAGTGGACACTGCAAAGATTTAATCAAGCGAATATGGCACTTGCCATGTTTGGAACGGCGGCGGTGACACCTGAGCAGACAGTCAGAGAAAGATTTGTGGTCACTGTACCAGAATCCAATAATATGCTGGGCTTTGCGCCTTCGTCCGTAGAAATCTTTACTGAAAACTATACCCCTAATTCGCTGACTCTTGGTGTGTTGGCGGATCACAATCAAATCATCTTGACTGCGAAAAAAGGTTTAGCCCCCAAAGTTGCATTTATCCAGCCAGATAGTGCAAATTTGACGACAACCGTGTCAGTGACCGGGCAAACCATCACCGTGTTATTGAAATACGATGGCACAGCAATCACTGCAACTGTAAATGATGTGGTTGCTGTTATTCAAGCCAGTGTGTCAGCAAGTCAATTAGTGGCAGTGGCAATTGCACCGGGTTCAAATGGGACGGCATTGGTTGCAGCGGCTGCCGAGCAGGTTTTGAGTGGTCAAGTTGGGCAATATTTCAGTAACCCGTTTGACTACACGGTTAAGGGCGGAATGTTGTCAGCAACCCCAAATTCAACGATTCCTTTAAACACCCCGTTGATTGCTGAAATGGTTATCCCGGAAACGATACGGGTGAGCGGGGCTTCTGAAATCACGCCGCCCGTATCAATCATCATTGAGCAGACGGATGCAAAAAGCGGCAAAAACATGCGATTGTTTATGCCAAAAGTGCAGTTTTCGCCTGCGGCTAAATTGGTGATTTTCGCAGAAAAAGCGCAGTTCGCGGACTTAGATTTGACGGGAGATGTGCAGAAATTTACTGATCTCATTTCCCATGAATTGCTCAATCCAACTTCCGGGGAATATGAGCAAGTGCCTTATGGTACGTCGCAATATTTCTACTACGATTTATAAACCGTTATGCTAAACGCCACGCTTGACGCTCGAAAATTTGATGCTGCAATTAGCGCATTAAATAAGTTGCTTGCAAACATGAATGAACCGTTGGGGGAGATTCAACAGTCGTATTTGCGTGAATATCTGCAACGGTTTGAGCAAATGCAATCTCCAGAAGGTCGGGCGTGGCAACCGTTATCTCCTTTTTACCGGGCAACAAAGCCTAAGAATAAAGATAAGATTTTAACCTTAGAAGGTCGGTTGCGGAATGACTTGCAAGTTCAAAGAGGTACGTTATCCCTATCGTTTGGGAACTCGCTACCCTACGCTGAACTCATGCAATTTGGAGGGCAAGCGGCAAAAGGATATGTCCCCGCCCGACCATTCCAAGGATTTAGTGGAAAATCTGAACTGGCAGTCATCAATGCAATTACCCAAAGCATTTTAAAGAGGTGGAAATAAATCATGGCGAAGTCTAAAAAGATTACTGTTGAAACAGATGACAAAAGTATTGAAGTTGTGATTAGGGAATTGAACGTGGGCGAGGTCGCGGACTTGGTTAAATTCGCAGCAATTCATTTGGATAAACTGGGGAGTGGGCTTGAGAACCCGGCGGCAATGGGCGATCTATTCAATCAGTTTGCCCCGGAGATTCAAGCCTTGCTAGACGATCATTCTGTGCAATGCCCAATTCCATTTAAAGATTTGGATGTTTCTGACGCAATGACCATTTATGAAGAATGGGGGGTGTTGAATAAGCGTTTTTTGGACGTAGCCAAGACTCGGATCGCACAGGCACAACAGACCTTGGGTCTGACTACTGGCACAGATTCAGTCACAGCATCCGACGCAATTGCGTAGTGCTTATTGAGCGGGGACATCGTGATGCTTATCAATATGAATGGTCACGGTTTATCGAAATCATTGAAATTATTAACGAGCTTACTGAAGAGACGGCAAGAGAATCCTCATGAATTTAACACAGTTTCAACGTTGGGCGAAAACCACAGCAATTTATCCCGACGCAAACACCGGGTCGGTTGCAGAGGCAATGTATTTGGCATTGGGGTTGGTTGGTGAAATAGGTGAATTAATCACAGCCGATCATCACGCGCTAGAAAACGATCTGCAAATTAAGCAAGAATTAGGCGATATCTATTGGTATGTGGTGCGTTTAGCGGAGTCTATTGGTTGGAATTTTAGTGAACCGATGGAAATGTCTGTTGAGACTTCCGGCAATAAACTTGTAGATTGGTCAGCTAAATTAGCGAATAAAGTCAAGAAGTTGTATCGTGATGGGAATTCTGAAGTATTGCGTAGCGAAATCAAGGAGATTTTGTCGGACATGCTCGACATGCTCGATGATTGGTGCGATACCTATAATTTTGTTTTGAAAGATGTTTTGATTGAGAATCATCATAAACTAGAGTCACGCAAGACTCATGGCACACTGACGGGCAGCGGGGATAACCGATAATGGATAAGCAAGATTTGGTCAACCATCCGCCACATTATACGTGGTTAAATGGTTGTGAAGTGATTGATATTACTGGACAGCATCCTTTTGTTGAGGGGAATGTTGCCAAGTATTTGTTGCGTGCATTGCGTAAGGGTACGCCGCTGTATGATTTGAAAAAGGCGCATTGGTATGCGAATTATTTGATCGGGGTACGCAAGGGGGAGGTTGTGCCAAAAGAACCGGATTTAGAAGTGGTTGGGAATGAACTGGCGAAATGTGATCGGGCATTGGGTGACGCATTTACGATGTGGTCATTGGCAGTCAAGACGGATGAGTTGCATCATTGGGAAAATGTCAGTGAATATATTCAAACTGCAATTGCATTACGGATTTAAGTTGAAAAAATGGCACTGTTGCGAGTGCGGGTCTGACAGTATTCATGGCGGTGTTAAGCAAACCTCAAAGCGTTAAAGTACGCAAAAATAGTGCGCTCGTTGGTTGATAAGGAGTTGTTTAAGGAATTGGGGATTTAATGACAAAGCTATCATGTTTTAAGCAGGTATCCGACCCTGATTTTTGGCAATCTAAGAATGACGGCACTGTTTATGTTGAAGTAACTC